CTGGCTCTGGCTCTGGTTCTGGTTCTGGTTCTGGTTCCGGTTCTTGACCCGGTTCCGGTTCTTGACCCGGTTCTGGTTCTTGACCCGGTTCCGGTTCTTGACCCGGTTCTGGCTCTGGCTCTGGTCCCGGATTTTGACCCGGTTCTGGTTCTGGTTCCGGTTCTGGTTCTGGCGCTAATCCAATATGTCCCTTACTCGTCAAATTTTTAATTGAAAAAGATTTACCTTTTTTAAATAATTCTAATACATTAACCGTATTTCCGTCTTTATATTTATTAACCCAACCCTCATCCGACAATCCAAATTCGGATTTAAAGCCTGTAATATTTAACCATATATATCGCTGATTTATATAATTCGAATCTGGTTTAACAATATTAATTATAACGGTACCGATGTTAATGGTAGGGAATACATAGGTTCCGTCAAATATCCCATCAACTTTTTTAAGTTCAGTCTTAATTGTGTCTACATGAGATAATGTTGTTTGCATTAATTCTGCCATCTTTTCATTAAAATTTTTATTAACATTATCTCTAATAACATCAAGATCCGCATTTGTTTTTTTAACAAAATCAGATACATTATCTTTTTTATTCCATAAAAATGAAGAGTTCCCACCTATAATACGCGTCTCTATTTTTGCTGCAATTTCACCTATTTTATCTTTATCATTAAAATTAAATTCGCCAATCGTGGTGTTTTTGAATGTTTTTACCATATCTCCAAATATTTTATCTCTATCAACATAAGTTAGATCACTTGGAGACAATGCGGTATCTTCTTCTAAAGAGGTAGTCAATGCATTAACAGTATTTTGTATTTGAAGTGCTTTTGTTGCCAATTTGGCATCTTCTGTTGCTATAAAATCATTATCTATTTTGGCCGTATCAATGCCAAACAATCTGCCCATGCTAGTTTTAGATTCAGTAATTTTATCAGACCAATTTCTTCCTGCAGTAGTATCCTGTTTTGCTAATTCCGCTTTAGTGTGAGTAAGAGGTGTAACATTTAATATTCTATTAATTATATCGTCTTTCTTACCAATATTTGATAGTGTTGTTTTAATAATTTCTCCAGTAGAAATATCTGTTCCATCCTTAAATCTTATTTCAAAAAAGTTTGGTAACGCCTTCTGTATAGTATATTTACCTAATTCATCTGTTGTGAAAGTTTCTATCACAACTTCATTAATCGTATTATAATCAGCATGTTCAACATTATATAATTTACCAGTTGCTCCACTAATATAACCATCTGCTAATATACCAGTTAATGATGCCACACCCGGTTCCGGTTCTGGCTCTGGAGCCACCGGTTCTGGTTCTGGTTCTGGCTCTGGTTCTGGCTCTGGTTCTGGTTCTGGTTCTGGCTCTGGTTCTGGCTCTGGAGCCACCGGTTCTGGTTCTGGCTCTGGTTCTGGCTCTGGAGCCACCGGTTCTGGCTCTGGTTCTGGTTCTGGTTCTGGCTCTGGAGCCACCGGTTCTGGCTCTGGTTCTGGCTCTGGTTCTGGCTCCGGCTCTGGCTCCGGCTCCGGTTCAGGCTCTGTCTGTTCAAGACCTGTAATTGTAACAGGAATACTACTTCCAGAATATGTAACGTTGGCTAGAGTTAGACTTGTTAGATCAACGTCTTGAAATGTAAAAATTAATGTTGGTTGTTTATTTACTAAACTTGTAGGATCGGCATATGTACCAAGAGTTGCTTTATAACCAAAACTGGTTGAAATCGCAAGGTAGTTCACATAGTATGGTCCGCCACCAGAGTCCCCTGAATTTATGGTGACATCGCCACTGGTCTGGTTGAATACACTGCTAACACCATATGCGTCAACAAAATTAAATATAATTTGTTGAGGTGTTCCGTCAAAAACTTGGTCATCCGACCCTAATAAGTGTACCTCTTTAGTTATTGTATTAATGTTTATACCTACTTCAAGAGACACAGGCTCCGGCTCCGGTTCTGGTTCTGGTTCTGGCTCTGGAGCCACCGGCTCCGGTTCTGGTTCTGGTTCTGGCTCTGGAGCCACCGGTTCTGGCTCTGGAGCCACCGGTTCTGGCTCTGGAGCCACCGGTTCTGGTTCTGGCTCTGGAGCCACCGGTTCTGGCTCTGGCTCTGGAGCCACCGGTTCTGGCTCTGGTTCTGGCTCTGGTTCTGGCTCTGGTTCTGGCTCTGGAGCCACCGGTTCTGGTTCTGGCTCTGGAGCCACCGGTTCTGCTTCAAAACTCCACGCTCCCAGTCCTTCTAAAATAATCCAACTACTACCATCTCCTAAAAGAGAAACTCTATCTCCCTTCTTAGAACTTGATCCTAATATTAATTCCATATTATTTTCACCTTCTCCATTATTTGCAGCAGTAATAACTGTTCCACTGGAGACTATTATACTTCCCATAATTTTGTTATTATTGGTTGGTGAAATTATAAATGATCCATTTGCAACACCTGTCCAAATAAAGGTAAATATTATTCCAATAGTAGATGCTGGTAAATTAATAGTAGAATTATCTTGTGATTGTAAAATAGTTGATCCAGATTGATCATTTGTTAGAGTGGTTATTGTTGTACCTGATAATGTTTTTTTTGTAAAAAAAGGTTCTGTTAGAGTTTTATTACTAAGAGTATCAGTTGTATTGTGTCCTACTAATGTGGTTGCGGAGAGTGGCATAGTTATTATGTTGTTTTTTGATTTTATTTTTACGACACCCTTTCCTTTTGCTTCAAGGTTTAAATTTACATCATCATCGCCCCCCTGTGCTGCAATAGTAGGTCCAAGTCCAGTTGCTGCATTAGTTATTTTAATCTCATTTACAGCACTTGTTGTTGTTCCAAATACTATTTCTTCATTACCATTTATGTCTACAATATTACCCGTCACATCACCTGTGAATATAGCAGCAGCATTGCTTCCTACATTAGCATTTAAAATAGTTCTTACTGTTGAACTCACATCTGTTGTTTTAATATTACCTGTCACATCACCTGTCATATTACCTGTCATATTACCTGTCATATTACCTGTCATATTACCTGTCATATTACCTGTCACATCACCTGTCACATCACCTGTCACATCACCTGTCACATCACCTGTCACATTACCTGTCACATCACCTGTCACATCACCTGTCATATTACCTGTCATATTACCTGTCACATTACCTGTCATATTACCCGTCACATCACCTGTCACATCACCTGTCATATTACCCTGAAAATTCGGACATATCAATGTGGCATCAATAAATTTTAAGTTGTTGGAGAAAGATGTATTCTCCGTACCCGATTGGAAAGGAATTTGTCCAAAATTTTGGTAATTGACTTGTAGTGGTTCAACATTTAATTTTAAATTTTTTGCTGTAATTTGACCACTAACACCAATTTTAGAAATTTCTGATAAAACCCACTCTTTGGTTGTTTCAATAACATCGGATGGCTTGCCATCATCGCCAACTATAAACATTGTTGGGTTACCAGTATGATTTGCAATAAAAAATCCACCGGGTGGAAGGTTTAGAGTAGATGGATTTGGATCTGTTCGCCATACTTTATAAGCCAAATTTTGACCATCACCCGTCTGATTAGTTGTAGAATTGTCAAAATCAGGAATAAAACTTATAAACCCATCTACTCTAGCACTACTATTCACATCTAACTTAATTTCTGGTTTTATTTCATATATATCATTTGATCCAACTATATTTCTAGGTGGTGTTCCAATTGTTACACAGTCTTGACTATCTATATAAACGGTGCATTCCTTTGGATCAGGCGAGACAGTTGAACTATTAACAGATATTCCAATTCCAGTATTTGTGATGGTGGTGGTTCTTATCGTTTTCTGATTAAGTCCTTCTAAATATGTAAATCCATGTAAATTTTTACCATCTGATTTTTCTTGCAAAGCAATTGTATTTGTTTCACCTGAAAATAAAGTGCTGTTAAGAGTACTTACATTAGAAGCAGTTTGTCCCGAATTATCTCCTAAAGATAATTTGCTAAATGGCTGGTCTGTACTAATACCAACAACTACATTTTGGTTATCTAATTTTTGTACTACTTTCTTAATAGTTTTTTTCACTGATAGGGAATTAGTCTGTTCAGTATTTACATTTTTCCATTTACCACTCTCATAATTTAATTTATCTATTTTAACATTCGTAAATGTTTTAGTTTGATTTGATTTTTTCCAACTTGGATCACTCATTATATATATTATAACTTATTTTTCAATCAAATTAAACAAGTTCTCTACATAATTAAATTTATTAAATTTTAATTAAAAACTTTATTTACATATATCAAAATGGGATATATGATAGAATTATCTGTAAGTTTAAAACAATCGGTAAATCTACATAAAATAAAAACCAGTTTATTGGCAAAGGCAAAAGAGTGTCGTTATATTGATTTTTATGATAGTTTCAATATAGAAGGGCGAGGTAGAACAATCGTTAAAAATCAATGTATATTGACATTTATTTTTGAGGAACATGATGAATTGTTTGCTGATTTTATTAAATATTCCAAACAAATTTATAGAGTAAATGTTGATTTGGTAGCCATTGACGAACCCAAATTTGAAATGCTATATGCATCTCATAGTTATCTAAATAGTATGGACAAAAATTTAGCACAAAAATTTATTGAAAAACGCAAAAAAAAATTATTACCAAAACAAGACTCAATTATTTTAACTGTTTTAAGAAAAAAATATTAATTGTCTAATTATTAAAATAATTTCATAAATCTATCAAATTATTTATATTAACGTTTTTAAAAAGTTAGTTTCCAATGGCATTTTATTTGTTTTTTTAATTGATCTCTTCGATTTTCTATTTGTTTTTTTCAATGATTTTCTCTTGGATTTTCTCTTTTTTTGTGTGGATTTTCTCTTTTTTTGTGTAGATTTTCTATTTTTTTGTGTGGATTTTCTATTTTTTTGTGTAGATTTTCTAATTGATTTTTTAGGGGATTTAGTTATAGGTGAATCATTTCTTTCTTGAAAACTCTTACTTTTTATAGAAGGTTTCATTGATTTTTTACGAGTTTTGCTCTTTCGAGATTTATTATCATTTAATAAATCTTTTAATTTATTCTCGATATTTTGAGAATTTCCATCGTGATTTTTCTTAAATATCTTTTCAAAATCCCCATCATCTAGTTCAACATAATATGAATCTTTATTGTTTTGAACAACACCTTTACCTATGTTCCCATCATATTCAAATTTATATGAGTTATCATCTATTACCTCATTATTAACAGTAGTTTTCATACTTCCTTCACTATATAAAAAATTGTTCATTATATAAATATTTTATATATTTTATTTATAAAATATGAATACTTTAAAATCTAAATTGCCCACTATAGAAATCAACAAAAACGACTATGTTAAAAATGATACAAGTAATCAAACTGTTGAAAAAAAGAAAAAAAAATATTTAGATAATTTGCTTTCTAAAGAATTTATTAATAACTATTTTTCTAAAAAATCTAATATTAAAAATTGAATAAAAAAATGAGTTAAATAATTTAACTATTATAATAAAATATGGATCTTAAATCAAAATTTACCGATGTACTTGAAAAACTTGAAAAACTTATGTATCGAAAGGGTGAACATTTCAGAGCCCGGGCATATTCAAAGGCAAAGGATGCACTTGTTCTTCATAATGAGCCAGTCGTAAATAAAGAAGATTTAAAGGGTATCAAGGGGATCGGTAATACTATCATTGGAAAATTTCAAGAATTTAAAGAAACAGGTACATTAAATGCCTTGGAAAAAGAGAAAAACAATCCAATGTTTATTTTTACAGATGTCTATGGAATAGGTCCAAAAAAGGCAAAAGAACTTGTTCAAAAACATAAAATAACAAGTATTAAGCAACTTAGAGATCAACAAAATGAAGTATTGAATGATGTTCAGAAAAAAGGTCTAAAATACTATGAGGATATTTTAGAAAGAATTCCGAGGTCTGAAATAGTAAAATATGAAAAATCTCTTAAAAAACACTTTAATAAAGTAAAAAATTCGACTTCAAGGTTTGAGATTGTTGGATCATATCGCAGAGGGAAGCAAGAATCCGGTGATATAGACATTATCGTTACTGGTGATGACACTGTATTTATTAATTTTATTGATGAACTTATTCGCAAAAAAATTATGATAGAAGTACTTTCTAGAGGTTCTGTCAAATGTTTAGGAATTTCTAAACTAAAGAATAAATCTGCGAGACGAATCGACTTTATGTTTACACCAAAAGATCAGTTTGCTTTTGCAATACTGTACTTTACCGGGAGCAAAGAATTCAATACAGTTATGAGGCAACGTGCATTAGATTTAGGATATTCTATGAATGAACATGGATTTACGAAAATGGTAGATGGTAAGAAAACAACAAAACTTAATAAACATTTCCCCGACGAACAGTCTATATTTAAGTTTTTAGGAATGATCTACAAAGAACCTACAGAGAGATTGGATGGAAATGCGGTTGAATTAATTCAAAAACCAACCAAAGGTGTTAATACGAAACTTGACAAAAAACTTGCCAAAAAAAACATCAAAAAGAGAACTAAAAAAAAAACACTAACTCTAAAAAAAAAGCATTCTATTAAACATTATGTGAAGGAGTATAAAAAACATGGACAACCTATATTGGAGGCTATGATTGAATCAGATTTAAGTGCTGTGATAAGATATGCGAATGAAAAGTATTATTGTAATAATAAGTCTGTTATGACAGATGAGCAATATGATATTTTGAAAGATTATATTGAAGAAAAATATCCAGATAATACTGCTGCAAATGAAGGACATACAACGTGTTCAGTAGAAAAAAAAAAGGCTAAGTTGCCATATGAAATGTGGTCAATGGATAAAATTAAACCAGATAGCAATGCGGTTGTAAATTGGTTAAAAAAGTATAAAGGGCCTTTTGTACTAAGTGCTAAGTTAGATGGTATTTCAGCATTGTATAGTACAGAAGGAAAAGAGCCCAAACTCTATACGCGAGGAAATGGGAAAGTTGGTCAGGATATTAGCCATGCCATTGAATATTTGGATCTACCCACGAAAAAGGGTATTACTATTCGCGGTGAATTATTAATGAAAAAGGATACGTTTAAAAAAAATTGGGATGATAAATTTGTAAATGTTAGAAATATGATTGCTGGGACTGCAAATGCAAAAACAAGTTTATCAGAACGATGGTTGGATATTGATTTTGTAGCATACGAAGTGATTCAACCTGAACTTATTCCAAGTAAACAATTTAAATTCCTAAAAAATGTAATGAAGAATGTAGTTATTCATAAAAAGAAGACGAGTATTTCTAATGAAGAGTTGTCAAAGTATTTGATGAGATGGCGTGATGATTATGAATATGATATAGATGGTGTTATTGTGGTAGATAATCATCAATATCCTAGGACTTCTAAAAATCCAAAACATGCTTTTGCATTTAAAATGGTTCTGAGTGATCAAATGGTCGAATCAAAAGTAGTTGATGTTATATGGACTCCTAGTAAATCAGGGTATCTAAAACCTCGTATTCAAATTCAACCTGTCAAAATAGGCGGAGCAACTATTACTTATGCTACTGCTCATAATGCAGATTTTATTGTAAAAAACAAAATAGGTATTGGATCTGTTATTCTACTTATTCGAAGTGGAGATGTCATACCTAAAGTAGAAAAAGTAATTAAACCAGCGGAAGAACCCAAACTTCCCGATGAAGATATTGAATATCAATGGAATGAAACCAAAAAGGATTTCATTTTAACAAATTTTGGCGATAATGTCATTGTAAATCTTAAAATAATAGAAGATTTCTTTACAAAGATTGAGGTCGTCGGATTAGGACGAGGAAATGTGAAAAGAATTATGAATGCTGGATTTGATACTATTCTAAAAATTATTAATATGACTGTGGAAAATTTCTTAATGGTAGAAGGTTTTAAACAAAAAATGGCTAATAAAGTTCATAATTCTATACATGAAAAACTAGGATCTGCGTCAATAGAAGATTTGATGGTTGCATCCAATATATTTCAACGTGGATTAGGTAAAAGACGTGTTATTCAAATTCTTAAACGGTATCCCGATATTTTGATTTCAAAGGAAAGTAATGAGGAAAAAATGGAAAAGATTATTGGATTGGAGGGATTTAAAACAAAAACTGCTCAAATGTTTGTTCCGTACATAGATAATTTTAAAGATTTCTTGAAGTCCATTGATCTCGAACATAAATTAAATGTACAAAAACAATCAAAAAAAGATCAATCTCACCCATTGTATGAGAAGAAAATTGTTATGACTGGATTTAGAGATAAAGAATTGACTGCTATATTGGAAGAAGTTGGTGTTGAACTATCTGGAAGTGTAAGTAAAAATACATTTATGGTGGTTGTTAAAGATATAGACGATGATACTGGTAAGGCAGATAAGGCTAGAAAAATGAAGGTTCCGATGATGAATGTAGTTTCTTTTAAAGAAAAATATAACTTTATTTAATCTCTTGGAAAATTATCTTACAACATATTTGTAAGGAAAACAATGATTGAGTTCATGTTCCTCGTCACCTATAATTCCATCTTTTAGATCTCCAATAAAAGAACTATGACTTACAACACAAATATTTTTTTCATCGCGTTTTTTGATCCAATCTATAAACTTATTTTGTCTACTATGCAATTCATCAATGCTTTCTTTTTCATAATTCCATGGTAATTTTTCATCTTTTAAATTAGAAAAATCGACTTGTGGGTATAAAGATTTGAGTACAGATATATCTTTTCGTCTGTTACATTCTTCATTTCCCTGTGGATATTCTAGTATAGGGTCCAATGCTATTATTTGGTGCCCCTCGAATATTAGGAGAGCCGTGTCTAGTGTTCGAATACTTGGAGAACACACAACCAATTCAATATCCTTTTTTTCTTCCCATGTATTGTGTAAATTAGTAGCCTGTTCTACACCTTTTTGCAATAATTGTGTATCTCTTATATCATACGCATCATCGCCTATTTTCCAATATAAAAAATTATGTAGAGCATACCCATGTCGTATTAAATATAAGTTTTTCATTTATATACTAAATTTATATTTATTTAAGTCGTTTAGATCTATTTTTAAAAGATTTATGATTTCCAATTTTAATTTATTTTTAATACTTTCTTTTTTTTTCGAGTGAATAATAAACAGTTTTTCATTATTTTCTAGATGTTTTATTGAACATAATGTGTTTTCATCTAATGTTTTTTCATATTCAATATTATGTCTTAATAATTGCAAATTTATTTCATCTAATAACATCTTTATGTGGTCTGCTGTTGCTTTAATCCATTGATTTTCATATATATATATTGTTTTTTTTACATGATTAAAACAAAATATAGGTATAATTTCTTTATCCATTGCTTGAATATGCTTTAATAAAACCGAAATAGAGTCTGAAAATGTATTTCGCATGATATATTTCATATTAGATGCGGTTATCGATATGTGGCGTTTGATCCATGTAGAATAATTGATATTTCGCGATACATTAGTATTTAACCAATCATTCATATCTATGGTTTTTATATCTTTATTGACTATTTTTTTTAGTTTTTCTATGTCTTCCTTTTGTTGTGCTAATTGTTTTTGCTGTTTTAAGATAATATACCACATTTGATCTAAACTAGGACGAGTATTTTTCGGTTTTTGTTGGCAACTACCTTCATGTCTGATAAATGGTTTCTCTCTCTTATAAATTTTATTGCATTTATGACATTTGAACATTGAATAATGATATTTTTGTTTTGTAAAATATTCATATCAATTTTATGATATTAATTTTATGATATTAATTTTAGTAAAATTAATTATATATTTATTTTATATAATGTCATGTGGATGTGCTAATCAATCAAACTCTCCAGCCAGTCATTTTGTATGTTCTACGGATTATACTCATAGAAGGATTGCTCCTATGATTGTTAATAATGTCGTTGCTTATGATACTAAACCATTTATTACAGACGCCCCAATATCAATACCCATACCAGAGAGAAGTAGTCGGATAGGTATGATTTTTAATAATAAAATGTATAAACTTACTTCATCGCAAGGAATAGATAATCAAAAACAAATGAAATTTGATCATGCAGTAAAAGATACTACAAGTAATAATAATGTAATCACAAATATACCTTTAGCAAACTTGGGTATCTTTAATAAATCAAGGTTACGTTATAAACAGAATTCTCAAATTATAGATACACGATATGGTAAAAATTTCTCACAAGAAAGATATTTAATGAAAAAAAAACAGGCTAATTTTAAGTGTCAAAATACAAAGTTTATATGTTAGAGATCTGATGTTTATATGTTAATATTATATATATGAACATATTTCCAACTAGAAAGACAAGTATCGATACTTATTATATTGACAATGATTTTAAAAATTATAAAAAATCATCCGAAAATACTGTTACACAATTTCCTAATCCTAAAACATACATGTCATTAAATGAACAATTATTAAAAAGTTATTTAAAAATAAATAAACGAACCATTATTGAGAAAAAAGTTGAACAACATGTTGAGAAAAAAGTTGAACAACATGTTGAGAAAAAAGTTGAACAACATGTTGAGAAAAAAGTTGAACAACATGTTGAGAAAAAAGTTGAACAACATGTTGAGAAAAAAGTTGAAAAAAATACCAGATCCGTTTTTCAATTAGAGAATGATATCCATAACCTGAATACTTCTATTCATATTAATAATAAATCGTATAACTTATTTATTTTTGAGGTGGATCAATCAAAATCTTTGAATGAGCATCTTGATTATATACATAATAAAAATTTTCATCTTATTTTTGATTTATTTAATTCGGAATATATGAAAGAAATAGTTAATGTTAATAAGATAGGTGAGATGCATATTAAAGAAATTATTAAATTAATTTTTTTAAATTTCATGGATGTTCAACTTATACCTAATTTTTGTAATCTTTGGATATTTGGACAACAGGATTCTATTATATGTCAAGGAATATATTTGCCTGTATCAGAAGAAAGTTATAGTGATGAAGATTATTTAGATTTAATTGTAAATAATGTTACCAGTCCTTATTTGAAAATGGATGAAAAATCTATTTATGATGCTATAAATACAAATAAATCAAATGAACAATTATATTTTTTAGCATTCAAATAATTAAATTAAATAATTAAATTTAATTTATAATTAAATTATATAATATGAGTAATTTTAATCGTAAGGGTACATCTATAAGCAAAATGATGACTTATGATCAATATATTGCGAAAAAAATATTTACAAGAATAGGGTGTGGTAATCCAGTTGAACCGTGTAGAGAACCAGAACCTGAACCTGAACCTGAACCGGAACCAGAACCGGAACCAGAACCGGGTCAAGAGGATTCGACATAGTTGATCCAATATAAAGAAAATGGGTTTTTTCCGTTGTTAAGGATTCAACTTGTGAATAAAAAATACATACTCGCTCCCCTTGGCTTTAAAATAATTGTAATCTTGCTCTTTTAATTTTTTGGATATTGTAGAACTATCAACGCTAATAGCATCTTGTATATTTCTCAATGAACTAAATAATTCTATCTTTTTATCTGGGAAAATAACCAAATAACTATTTTTTTGAATATGATCTTTTACTTGATTTTCATTCGTAAACATATATGTATATTATTTACAATTACTTTTATATAAGTTCAAGTATATAGTACTTTTATTTATAAAAAATCAATATAAACCTTTGATCCATAATTTATTTTATTAACGAAATAAATTATGTTCCAATATATTCATATGTATAATGATATAATTTCGGGAGCAGTCGCTGGTGTTGTATCTAGAACAATGGTAGCACCAATTGAACTATATCGCGTTCAACGACAAAACTCCTTTGTCCCAAATTCCACTATACGGGATGTTATGAACCGAGAAGGTATTCGTCACTTATGGAAAGGTAATGGTACAAATTGTATACGAATTGTTCCGCAATTATCTATAAATTGGGCCCTTTATCAGAAACTTAACCCCATTAACGAATCCATGTTTGAAAATAAAAAAGTGGCCAATTTTGTTTCAGGTGTTGAAACTGGTGTAACATCAATGTTTTTGACATATCCGTTGGAAATTTCCAGAACTTATCTCTCCCTTCAATCAAATAAAAATAAATATACTGGGATTGTAGATATTATTCGTAAGAATTCTATTAAACAATTATATCAAGGTGTTCAGGCATCTTTAATTGGGTACGGTCTCCTTACAGGATTGCAATTCTCATCCTATGGATACATCAATAATCTAATTAAAGATACCGCATTTGATACAAAATTATTGAGTGGTGGCATATGTGGCGTTTTTTCTGTTTCTATTATGTATCCCGGAGATCTCATCCGCAGACGCCTCCAATTACAGAATTTTGACCCATTAGTTCCCAAATATAATGGCATTACTGATTGCGTTCGCAAGATTGTCCGATCAGAAGGAGTTCCCGGATTATATAGAGGATTACTTGCAAATTACGCCAAAACCTTCCCAACATTCGCTATACAGTTTTATATCCTCGATAAAATGAAAAATTTATTAGAAAATGAAAACTAACACTACTATATATGGATGAAATTATAGATTTTAATATATATAACTACTCCATCAATGAAATGGAGAAATTATGTGAATTAAAAGAAAAATATATCTTTAGCGATATCTCTTCACAATCATTAAAAACCAAAAACTATGTTATAACAAACTTCAAAATATCTCCCATAAAAATATTAGAAATAGATGTATTTTTCCAGAATATATGTGGCAGATTGGAGAGAAATCTAATTAATAAAAAATTAAATGAAATTATAAACAATCAAACAGAATTTAAAAAACTAATAAAAAATCTTGAAATAACCAAATCTTGAAATAACCAAGTCTTGAATTTCCAATGATTTAGTCGTTCATATTGTATAGATTTACTCTTTCTATACAATAATATGTCCATTCAGGGATCTACTATTATAAATTATAAACAAGACTTTAATGTTGAAAAACAATATAAATCTATGTATGGTGAAGTAAGAACTGATTTCAAACTGATAGAAAAAATGTTTAATTTGCTTCCTAAAAATCTATTGGGAAATCCACGTCTAACTTGGTGTGATCCCTGTTGTGGAAATGGTTACTTTTCTATATATCTGTATCACCAACTCTTTAAAAACCTGACTGAAATAAAGGAACTAAAAAAAAGACACCATTGTATTATGCAAATGTTAACAATGATAGAATTAAATCCTTTTCATATTCCGGTTTTGAAAAATATTTTTGGAGAGAAATCTAAAATATACCAAAAAAGTTTTTTGGAGACAAATAAAAAATATGATATTATTGTGGGAAATCCCCCATTTAATAGCCAGGGTTTAAAAAAGGTACCTACTCAAACAAAAAAATCAAAGAAAAATGACGGTAAAACTGCATGGATCCCCTTTTTAAAACATAGTATAAATTGTTTGAATGATAATGGTTTTTTGCTTTTTATCACTCCTTCCATCTGGATGAAAGAAGATCATTCTTGTTTCCAATACATAACTCGTTATAAAATACATAAATTACATACTATGACAAATACAGAAACCAACCATATTTTCCATAAACAGGCTCAAACGCCAACATGTTATTTTTTATTGCAAAAAACCATTCCCACAATCGCCAGTATTTTAATATATGAAGAATATCTCTCCAGTTATACTAATTATATAATATCGGCAAAAAGTATTCCATTGGTTGCTATTTCTATATTTAATAAACTCATACCATTTGTTAAAAAATACGGTCATATAAAAGTTAACAAAACAAGTATTCGTCCTTCATATAAATCATTCATGTTGAATGATCAAAAAACGAAAGAGTTTCCATATCCAAATATATCAACTTGTCGATTAAATAAAGGTTCTCCCTATTTAGTAGTTAAGTACTCTGATAAGGCTTTAATATATCATAAACAACCTAAGTTAGTTCTGGCACACAAAATGTATGGATTTCCATACCTGGATACAAATGGGGAATATGGTATATGTAATAGAGACAATTATGTTATTTTTGATAATCTTCAAAATTTATTACAATTACAACAATTTCTCTCCACAACATTTATAATGAACCTTTTTGAGGGAACAAGATATCGTATGAAATATTTAGAACGCTATATATTCCAACACATTCCAAATATCAACAATATATCTGATTTCCCTCAAACTATAAACAATCAGACTATCTCAGATTACTTTGGATTAAATGATGAGGAGAGAAAAATGATAAATAATAGATATAAGAAAAAGTATACATTTTTTAAAGTATAATAATAAATTAAATGTTAAAATCACAAAATAGAAGATCATAAATTGAAATTGGAGAGATATTTATAATAACATAATTATTACAAATGCAACAATTATATAAAAAAAGACCATTTCATATAGGAACAGCAAGATTTAATAATAAAACATATGTAGAAAATCAAAAATGGAAAGAGAGAAAGGAATGTGGAGGATGTATATATGGATTTGATAAAAAAATACCTACAAATATCAATACTAATGATTATATCTTTATTATTGAAATGAATAATGACCAAAATAAAATAATGGGGATAGGTATAATTCAAAATATATATATTCCCAGTAATCGCACACGAATTTATAATCAAGAAACATGGAATAGATATGTGTATAAGGGTGAACATCATATTTCAAGAGATGATTTATTAAAAAAAGACCCAACCGTTATAAAACTACTTGAAACTATACTGTTTTATGGTTATAATCATTTAAAACGTGGTCAAGGTTGTAGTATTTTGAGTTTTGATCGAATTGCCACGTGTCAGAGCGTCAGGAAACCAGAAAAGAGAGATTATAGATGTCTTAAATGCGGATTGCCAAAAAAGGGACATACATGTGGTAATCAGGTGATTAAAAAGATAAGAGAAAATAAGAAGTGTCTGCAATGTGGAAAATCAAAGAAGGGGCATATTTGCAATACGATGAAAAAAGATTTTCAATTATTGGATATTGTTTGTAAATTCTTTACTAGTTTATATATCTAATACTATAACACCGTGATTATCTAACACTTCATTATCTAACACTTCATTATCTAATACTACAACATCTAATCCGTTGTATAAAGAGCGACGAGATCGGTGATTTCTACCTTTTGTAATTCTAAGTTTCCCATCATCATTACGCATAGGGACAAAGGTATAATTGTCGAGTTTCATTATTTTTTTACATTCTTGCTGTTTCAATCTAGGAGTATGAAATATATCATCGATTACTTCAACAACCTGTTTATAGGTTATTGAAACTCTTACTAGTTCTTTGTTACAATAACGACGAACCTTATCTAAATTTTGTTTCATTTTTTTAAATTCTTCTATAAAAATACCTGTACATTCCAATGCAGGATACATTATTTCCGTTTTCATGTGTTTACAAAATTCAACTGTTAAATTATAAATAGATATAGTTGTTTCTATAAATACATTTCCCATAAGTTCATACACATGAAGCATTGCTTGTTTTTTTTCAAACGCGTTATCACGTTTTATCAAATTTGTTTTAAATTGTTCTTCTTTAATTTCATTCATAATAAATTTAACTCTCAAATCTTCATTATCATTATTTCGTTGAATATCTCTCCTAATAGGATCAAGAATAATATGTTGAAAATGAGTTGCACCGCGATGAATCATCGCTAGATAATTGCTAGCATCATTCAACCAATCTTGTTCATTAAGATCCTTTATTGTATTAGCAATATTTTCAAGTTTTCTTGTTACTCTTGTCATATGATTATGATAAGGAAGTCCTCCACAGTTAACAGCACCCGGATTCTGAACAGCATTTCCTCCATTCTGTCTCATAAACTCATAATAATGCGGATTATGAATTGTTCCTGTTACTTTCATACCCGTTCTCCAACTAAATGCAATATTACAACACGTACACCACATTTGATCACATCCATTAATTTTAAAGATAGGAGCAGCACATTGAGGACAGGGTTTTGTCTCTTGTTTAATTAAGAGAGCAGAAGCAACCATATTTGGATCACATTCATGATCATCTTTACAATTAGGCGTGTATCCCATCGTTTCATCGCATTTAGAACAGACACGTACTTCACATATACCACATTTATATCCGGTTGAAAGAAATCCATTACATTCATCTGCTGGACATTTTTTAATGAATACTTTTACAGGTCCTTTATTAAAAGCATTATTATATTTAATAGCATTTATAGTACCTCTCATTGTATTCATTTCTTCTTTTTTCTTTTGCCATTCAAGAAGTAGACGTTGTTCTTCCTTTTTCATTTCTTCAAACTCTGTTTCATGTTTCCGAATTTGCACAACGAGTTCAACTTTATTCATTGATTCGGGAAATCGTGCCTTTTCAGTTTCAAAAAGCATATCTTTGCGATGATTTTTCCAACCTTTGTTAAAATAACTTTTAGTCAATGCATCTTGCATAAACTTTCTATCCCATGGTTTATTGCACCCCATACAATTTGCCATATCTGTTTTTGAGGTTAAATAATATTTTACACATTCACGACATGCTGATAAATCACAAAACTCACATGTAACAATTTTTCTAGAAGAGTTATCAAAATCCTCACAACAGATACCACAAGACTTATCAGTTTTTGTTTCACCGGATGATTGTTTTGAAGACATTTAGTATTTTTTGTATTTTATTTGTATTTAATTTGTATTTTTACTTGATAATTTCTACGATTGATTTATTCAATTTTCATCATTATTAATTCTAAAATTAAGTATAAGTTCTATATTAGAAATTGTAGGATGATCATTCATTATCGTAATAGAAAGATGAATAAGATTACCTTTTATTAATTTTGGCGTTTTCAAGATTTTAATTAATTCGGGATAATCGAGTGACTTAAGGATTACATGATCAGTGTTTGATACCCAACCGTTTATTTTTTGCAATTCATTGTATAATCGCTTATTATTTATATGATCCCAATCACATATGTTAATATCTAAATCTTTTTGCCATGAAATTAAAACAGTATTGATAAAATCAAAAAAATAGGGCGGTTTGATTATTTCACCTACATTTGTAGAACTACACCATTGATCTAAATAGCAAAAATCTCCTAAAATATCAGTACCATTTGCTATAGTAGGCATATTAAATTTAGTATTTGTAAAAAAAAGTTGTTTGAATTCATCTCCAGAGACATCTAAATATTTAGTTACTTTGTCTTCAGAATCAAATAACTTTATTTGTTTTGTTGGTAAACCTGTTTTAATGGTGGAAATATTAGCACGAATTTGGGCAAAAACTATACCTTTCATATATATTAAAAACAGTTCATTTTAATTTTAGTTAAATAACATTTCAATTAAAATATTCTAATTCTTTGGGTCTATGTCCTCCATAATCACCCATTTGTTGCAAATAATAAAAGAGATGTTTATTTTTATAACAATTATCATAATGTACATGCCAACCATTTTCATATAAGTGCCAATCTATCATTAAATTTTCTACTGCTTTCAAATTAGTCTCGTCTACAATTGACTTCAATAATTCTGTTTTATCTAATTTTTCACCCAAATAAGACATTGGTACTCCACTTTGCCAATCATGATAGACCTTGCGACCCTTAAAGTTAATCTCACTACTGCATCCGTTTTTTGCTGCTCTAAGCATAATAGTATAATAATACTAATTTGATAGTAGTAGTCATATCTTCAATTTTATTATTAAAATATATAAGATAACGTGCATTTAATTTCAAGTTAAAAGAATTCAAAAACTTAAAAATTAAACACAATTATATATATATGATGGATGAAATAGATTTTAATGTTGATAATTATGATATAGATGAATTAGTTCAACTTCTTAATTTTGATACAACACCGACAAATGAGGATATGATATTGCATAAAATTACATTTTTAACGAAAAGATATAAGGAAAAGCCTAAATATATTAAATTTTTTAATGAAATAGGTAAAAAACTCATATTAAATTTTGAACAATTC